TCTGTTACGCACCATGTCTTCTTTAGGTGCATCCTTATTGATATCTAATTCAGCATGACCTGCGGAATATAGTGTCCATTTATATTGAAACTGTCCTTCTTTTTGATTAATGTAATTAAGACTTTCAACACCATTTTTTAAGTTACTTGGAATACGAGTTGTTTCTACATATTCATCAACTCTTTGTTTGCCTACATATGTAGCATAAAATCCACTTAGTGCTGGAAGAAAACGTGCATAATCTTTTTGTTCATTTGTTAAATTTGTTTTCATTAAAATCCCCAATCATATCTCCAAGGATACATTGTATAACCTAACGGTGCGAATACTAATTCTTCTATTAACACAATCATAGAAAGACAGAAAATTATTTGTATCCATCTAGGTGCTCTCTGTAACCAACCTATTGGTATCTGGAACAACCATTCATAAAATTGTGCAACTTTACCCCAGAATCGATCACCAATACTATAAGGGGGAACCTTCCATATTACAATAACAAATATAAGCCACCATACCCATATTGGATGTTCTTCGCTTACTCCATATCCAAACATGAACGGCAATATCATTGCAGTCATGTAAAGTCCAATATATTTTCTTAAATGTTCAAGCACTATTTGTCCTTTACATTTAAATTGCTTGGATTGTATTGTTCACCATTGTAACCACTTCCTGTTGCATTAGGTCCTGTTTCAACACCATTGTTACATGCAAATACAACAACACATAAAAAGAAAGCACTCCACAGAGTAACACGTTTACTCCAATGAATAAAACCATTCATTGCTTCTTCGGATTGTTTCTGTGCAATCTCTTTAGGCGTCATTACTTGCTCTGTGCTGGCAGAATGTAATCATATTTTGCCATACCACTGTCTACTGAAATCATCATAGCACCTTGATCAGAAATACTCATTTTAATATCACCGTCCAAATTCAAGATACTTTGTACTTGTGCTACAGGCCAAGCCCATGTATGAGCAAGTGTACCTTCTACATTATGTTCAAAAACAAATTCACCAGCATGTGTATTAACATCACCAAATGCAAATACAAGATTACCATCTTTAGCTGATACGTTAAAAGTTGGCTCTTCTGAATGTGCCGCACTCATAAGTTTCATACGTGCAATACTAGCAACACTAGGCGCAAATTCTACTTGCCATTGAGCACCTTTAAACTTTACAGTTTTAAGTTTTTCTTCAATAATTGCTTGATTCATAAAGCGATAATCATTTTGGAAATCGCCAGCCGCATTTTCAAAGTGAATATGTGTTGGAACAGTTTCACCGTTTCTTTCAGCTTTTACTACATCAATTTTAGCATTGTCTTTGTATTCAGGATTTTTCAAATGCAAACTAAGTTTGTCTAAGTTAGGCATTCCAAACGTACCTTCAAATTCACCTACTGGTGAATGTGTTTCAGCAGATAAAATTACACTTCTATCTTCTGCCATACTATCAATTGCAGTACCTTCGTCATTGCTTACTTTTACAAGGCTGAGGAAGCCTAGTGCATGAGTGTGTGCTACAATATCTTGCAAGATGTCTTTCATATTATTCTCCTATTGTTTATATTATAAGTTATCGTTGGTTGTTTGTCAAGTGTTAAATTCATTTAATTTTATCCCAAATCCATTCGTGTCCATAAAACATTACACTACCTGCCGGGATACTGGCTAAAGATAGTCCAAAAGTGTACCACAAGTCTCCACCTGTTACTAAAGCATAGCTCATAAACCACCCCAATCCTAATAATTGCCAACTACAGGTTTTGATTACACGTCTATACTTCATTCGCAAATCCTTTTTCTAAGATCGGATGAACTAAATCTGTGATCTCTTTTGTTGAAGTAAAGGTCAATACCTAATCTTGCACAGATGTCTTTGCCTGTGAAATCCTTATCTTTATATTCTTCTCCTAAAATACGCACATCAACTTGATACATTTCTAATATATCTTCAATATCTTTTTCTGTTGTGTACGGAATAATCTCATCTACATACTTTACAGCCTTTAACTGTGTATATCTTTCTACAATAGTTTGTACGGGTTGATTTTTTTCTGGCCTATCTATAGTAGGATCTAATTGTAATCCAGCAACAAGATAATCGCATTGTTCTTTTGATTCACGAAGCATAGCTACATGACCTGCATGTAATAAATCAAATGCACTAAAAGTTATTCCTACCTTCATTTTATTATTCCTTGTCTTTTCAAATCTTTTAATATACTGAATGTTTCCTTCCAATCAGTTACGTGATAACAATTATGTGGACCTTTTCTTTTCTCTAGTGCTTTTTTCAAAGGATAATCATTGCCGTCATTATCCATTCTATCTCCAAAAAAATGAATATGATCTTGTGGGTGAAAATCTCTTAGTATTTGCCCTTTATCTGCACCAACAGGGTATATATCAATACCAGTTTCTCCCCCTACTACAGCTTCAATACTAGGAAATTGTTTTTTAAATTTTTTTGCAATACTATTTCTTTCGTTATTTTCGACGTCCCATTCCACATACAACTTTCTCTCACCCATTGTAGCATTTCTACCTACTACACTAAAATTAACCATTCCTGGTCGATCTTCAATATGCAATCCTGTCCTTAAAGGAAAGTCACTATCTGCAAGTTCCTGTTCAAGCCATTCTCTTGCTGATACTGGCAGTTTCCATTCATTTCTAAACACATTATTATTACCAGTATAAACATCACTTCCACTACAATTATACACTTTTTTAGCAAAACTATAAATTTCATCTCCTACTTGTTCTATAGTTTTATCTTTGTCACTGCCTGTAACAAGATACACAAAATTATAAGCAGAAAAATTAGTAAAAAAGACACCAAAATCCATGTCAATTTTTCCTCTACTAGGTGTAAGTGTTCCGTCTACATCAAATATGAATCTATGTACGTTAATCCAAGACATAAATTATTCTCCAAAATCAAATAAACTGTTAAATGTGTTGTGTTGTTTAGTATCTTCAATATTGTATTTTAACACACCAATCAAATTGTCTAGTTTGTTATCAATAATTGTTGACTCCATAGCTTCATCATCAAATGGCAACTCTTTAAACCATTCAGGCAGATGTAATTCATCAGTTGGATATGCAACACTTGTGTAACCTAGTGGATTTTGTTTTAGTTTACAAACAATAACTTTCATACCATCTACAATTTCCTGCGAATACTTGTCACCGTTCATACGTTTTAGTGTGTTCCAATTGATACTTGCTCTAACATGCCCAGGCATGTTTGCTTTGCCTTGCTTTTCTTCAAGACGCTGATAGTGTCCAATCTTATTAGCACGTTTAGGCGAACCTTTTTCAAACCCTGGACGCAATTTAAAGTCTTTTCTAAACTCTGTAATACGATCAAGCACGGCTTTTTCGCTTGCATCAGTTAGTACCATTAGCAGAAGTTCGCTCAAAAACTCTTGCATGAATACAGGAGTATCTGATCTACGCAGATCAAGACCCATTGCTTTTACTTTTCCCGGCTTCCCGTCAACGTCACTTCGAAATCCTTCAACATCATATACCAATGCCGCATATCTTTTCTTTGTAATGTATAGTCCGCTTTCTGCAACAATCTCTCTTGCCGCGGCAATAACACCTGAACGTGTTTTAGGACAATGAAATGCTTTTAACATGAATTCTGGAAACGTCTCATTGGCCGCTTCGCAAACTTGATCATATAATTTAATTACATTATCCTTATCCCAAGGAATTTCTCCCTTGTCAATCTGTTCTTTCAACACAGGATAACCACTAAAGTAACAAGAATCAGTATCACCATAAATCATTGCATCGCCAACATGGTCATATTTGCCAGTGATAACCTTGTTTACTTCTGCACTCATGTGTTTAACAATAGTACGGCCAGTAAGTGTAGTTGATTGTCCGATACGTTTATCAAAAAATCTACAACCAGGATTAAGAATAGCACCGTACAAACTGTTTAGATTAATCTTTTTAACAAGTTGCCGCTTATCCCAATATTCGATTTCAGTGCTGTTACCGGCGTCTTTCGCTTTTTTAAGCATGCCTTGTAATTCTTTACGTTCCGAATACCAGCGTTTAAGTAGTCCCGGAATAACACCTTCAAATTCTGTTGTGAATATAGTTCCATTTGAGCTTAACATCCACGGCATGTTACTGTCAAAAATTAATTTGTATATTTCAGCACCGCTCATTACTCTTGTTTCACTATTTTCAAAGTCAACAGTAAGTGCAACGTCTTTTCTTTGCTCCATAACTGCTTCGTATTCTTCTGTAGCAAAGCGTCCTTCCCATGAGCCTGCAAAAGATTTTTTCTTTAGTGTGATATCTTCATGTACTCTGGATTCTGATATCTCAGGACGTATTTGCCCAACAATAGTTTCAGGAGCCATGTTCAACGCACGAATCACACTAGGATACAGACTGTTCAAGTCCATTGAACCAATCCATTTGTGTAGTCCTTTTTTAGGAAACGCAACATAAGCACCAGCGGCTTGTGTGTTTTCGTCATCACGTTTAGGTCTATTAGGTACTTGTAGGCCTCGATTGTGTGCTTCATTTACAATCGCTTGTTCTGTCACTGCTACTGCACCCATCGTGGTCTGTAGCAAAACAGTGTTTGCATGAGCAAGTTCGTTACTTAGATCAATGAATCTTAGTTTTTTGTCCAGCTTGTCCAGTAGTGCGGTATCTTGTATGTTGTATTCAATGAATTTTCTAAAGTCATTATTGTACAATTGGTCCAAAGTGCCTTCATAAGGGACTTTATTTTCACCAACTTCGATCTCACCAATGGCATCAAGTCTATATGTGTGTCTTTCTTCATATGTATATTTACGATATAATTCTAAACTATCTAAATGCACTCTACCTACTAGGTCATAGGTTTCAGCTGATTTACCATACTTTTCGTATTCACGTTTACGTGGAAGTTGCACCCATAAACAAAAACGTCTAGTATCATCTTTACTTAGCACTCGACTTGTTCTGTTTACTGTGTACGGAATATCATAACCTTCACTGTTCCAACCTGATAATATGTCTGCGTCTTCAATTAATGTAAGGAAAGTATCTATCATTTTCCCTTCATCGTCAAATAGCATTACATTGTCGATGCCTTCTAATGTTTTCTTAGCTTCTTCCATTGTCAACGTTTTAGGAGGAACTGCCAAACAAACCATTGTTTCCATCCATTGCAAATAAACTGCAATAGAAGTAATTGGCATGAATGGATCGCTCGGGTCAGCAAATCCACGTTCTGGATCAAAGTCAGTCTCAATATCAAAAAATGCAATATTCAGTTTAGGTGCATCTTGATTGAGATAATTTTCACTAAGACATTGGAAAATTGGATTAATATCACTTTCAAACAAATTTTTATTTTTGTTTATAGCAACTTCTTTACGAAAGTCTTTTGTATTTTTACATACAATACGTGTTAGAGGATCCCCATAGATGCTTTTATATTTTCCTCTAGGGTCTTCATAATAAAAAGTATATTTTGCTTGATATTCATGGAAGTGTCTTTTACCTTCTTTGCGTTCTACTACGCGAATGATGTCTTGATCACGGTCAAAGACTGCGTCTACGTAACTCATTTATTCTCCTCGTTGCTTATGGCCAACTTAACCTTCTTCATGCCCGCCAATTGGCATTGGGCGTATATTGTATATATCTATTTGTCTTTGCCTACTGTTGCAACAAGAGTTTCTAGATCTTCAAACTCATCTGCAACTTTATGCCAGTCGCCTTTTTGGGCAATTTTAATAGCTTTGTTAATAAGTGCAGGCTTCATGTTAAGTTCTTCTGCTACTGCTTTTACAGTTTCTTTTAAGCCTTCCTGAAGATCTGTAACTTCTTGTAATACAGTTACACCTTCATTAACAAGCCTT